CAAGACTATGCGGATCTTGTCTATGCTGCACTAGATCGTGGAGTAGAAATATCCCAAGAAGAATTAGATTGGGAGTATGTCAGTGAACGATACCATTGGCATCAAACAGGCGATAGTTCGTATGATGAAGAATACGAATCAGAATACGACAAGAAACTTAAAGCTGAAAAGAAAAAGGAGGAAGAGATAGAAGAATGTTATCGCTTACGCCTTGTTGGTGGTGGTGGGTAGGATTTTCTTCTGTTGTTAAATGAGTTTGTTGGAAATTAAATCCTGAAAGGATGGAAAATGTATGACGAACTAGAATTAAGTGATGAGTATACAACTTATTGCGTATGGGTAGAACCTATTGATGATGAGAAACGGCAACGACTCATCAAACCTAAACCACCTAAATTAGTTGCCACAGCCATGAAGAAGATACGTCCATACATGGAAGACTCCGAAGTTCGTGAAGCACTACGCGATTACGAAGATCTCGGATATGCAGATCTACCTGATTGGTTGCAACGTGAGTTGAGAGCAAGAGACTTACCTCACGAAATAAGAAGACCCACTGACTTAGAAAAGTGGGAAACAGTAAGTGATGCAAGAGAACATCGCATAGTAAATAAAGAGTTAAGTATCCAAGATTACATAGATCATTACACAGGAAAAAGGAACTACAATCATGTTTAATCCAGCAGAATTTATCAACGACCTCGTAGTAGACAAAGAAGACGAAGACTTGGTACGTGTCCAAGACTTAATTAAGTTGAAGCATCTTATCTATGATGATGCATGGACAGTCCGACAGTCATGCTATAACGAGGCGTTCGGTATGCTCAGTCACCTTAAATATCTTGGAGGTACATTACTTCCAAAGGCAGAGCAACGCATCAATCAATTAGAGAATCGTACTGGAGTATTAGGAGAGACTGATATCTCAGTTGGATGGGGAACTAAACATAGTAATGAAGACCGACCTCATATCAACGATGAAGTATCAGTTGATCAACAAGTT